CCAATAGGAGCCTTGCGTTGCATCTTCATAGGAGTACTCCTATGTCGAATGACCCCACACTGCCTCGTGGAAGTGTGTGGCGGCCTCATACCCGTTACCGGGAAAGTGGCTAAATATCGAACCATCGGTCATAGACTGACCAAGTTGCCTTGCAACGATGTTCGTAAAATGGAGGACCACCTTAGTTAGTGGATCCCCCATGAGTACGCCCCTATATAGGGTCACGTACCGCAGATCCGGGTCACCCTCGACCGGTCTGCCTTCTGTTTTCAGTGCGCCAGACGCACTAAAATACACTTTGCGAGGGCGATAACATATCGCCATCACAATTCCTCTAAGGACGGGCGGGATTCCGCACTTCCTCATCCATACTGAACCGATTATTCGGCCAAGTAAGTGTATCAGTCGGTCTGTTGCCTCCTGATAGTCTGTAGATGAGCAGTATAGCTCTTCCCAGACGACAAGACGTTCTATGTGGTCCACATAGACGTCTTCTTCTCTAAGTTTCCTGTTCTCTGAGAACAGGATATCTTCAAACTCTTCCGAGAACATGTCTCGGAAGAGGTTCCATCCGTGGTGGGACTTTCCCATCCCGGATTCTGATGACTTGAACCCCTTCTTGAGGGGTCCAGCACAAATCTTGGAAACCGTGTCAAGCACGATTTTCAAGGCGGCGTGGCCCTTGGTGACCACGCGCGCTTTTCCGGGTTCCTTGACAAGCGTCAAGAAAACCTCTGACAGGTACTGGGGGTCTTCCCCCATTACCTCTGATAGGCACGCCCAAAAGACGGCCGTGCCTATTGATTCGAAGTCGGCCTTGCGCCGATATTCGATGTTTTCTCCGGTGTCCAGATCTATTATCGGGATCATCCGGTCTCCGTCGTACTTGGTCATTATCTCAAGTACGGCCTGGGCTGTTCCGCCCTCGGCCCGTGTGCTTTCCCAGCACGCGGAGCCTGTGACTGTTACCCGAGCCTTCGTCTCGAGTCCAGTGAAGATATGGTCAGGGAGTTCTCCCATGACCGTATGTAAAGCAGCCACAACAAGATTCTGTTGTGTCCGCGTCATGTCCGGTGGGGCCTCTGCCACACTCCGGATGAATTTCCTCTTTGATCGCAGGACGACCAAAGGTGGGGGTGTCCCTGACCCCCGGGTTTGGGACAGCACTCCGGCTAGGAATAGCCGCGAGTACCCAGTATGCCTCATGGCTCTTTTCCATGTTGGCATCAT